CGAGTTATGAAACAAGCTGTGGATAAAGTGCTTGAGTCTCAGAACCTAGAGTCACTACCTAGAAGGACTCTTGCTGAGATGCCAAAGCGTGCATCAGAAACTATTGATAACACAGCATCAACAAAGAAACAGCTTAAGTCAGAAAGCTAATCACGAAAGACCTGAGCAAGTCGCTAAACTGCTCATCTAATAGCAAAGGAGGATAGCATGAATACTGTAGATAATAGACCAGCTTGGGTTATAGAGTTAGAGAAGTCAGACCCAGAGACTTACGAGTACTTAGTAGATAATCATCATCAATGTAACTTGGAGTATTGGGAAACCAATGGTCTGCCTTATACAAACTTTTGGGATAAGGAGTAATTATGTTAGAGCAAGTAATAGCCTTATACCTACTAGGTAATCTATTTATATTAATCTTTATCTTATACCTATGGAGTAAGCCATGAAATCAACTATAGAAGAGATACTTGGAGTAGCATTTCTGCTACTCTGGTTTACCATCTTATTCTCAGGATTATTTGAGCAGTTCATGCTAGGGGTTATCGAGACCTTTAGCTGACCAGCTCTAGCAGCAATGGTGCCAGCGTCCAGCTTGGCACTCATTGGCTGCGTCGAGCTGCAAGCAAAAGGGGGAGTGGGGGCTGGCAAACTATTTGGCGGCTCAGCCATCAGATTGAATTGTGTAGTAACGAGTATGAGTATTCCATAAAAATGAAAGGAGAAAGCTATGGAAAAAATATACAATGATGAATTTAAATTGAATGACGAGGAGATGTTTATATTAGATAGAACACATGGCAAACGTATTGCACAGCTAAAGATAGATAGAAACGTAGAGATATATTCAGCAGCAAAAGGTAAGTACCTAGTAGTAGAATGGGAGCATGGATTCTGTCAGCGTAAATTCTACAACACATTGTCAGAAGCAATCCAGCATTGTGTTGAGCTTAGAAAAATCTATGACAGAGTTAAACTGAAATACTCCCATGCATACGGAGGTGTAAGTATAAAGTAGCCGACCCTCTAACAGTAACATCTTGCTCTCTGGTCAAGGATACCCTTCGGCACTTCGTGTCCTTGACCATGCAATCTGTTTCTGTTCTGAGGGCTTGTAAATTTTTTAACAAATGATAAACTAAACATGGAGAAAGCAATGAACAAAGAAACATTCTACTATTCGAAAGAGATTCTTCGACAGATAGATTTCGCTGATGCAAACGCACGAAACTGTTGGGGAGTAATCGTTGGACATACTTGTTTTGCATTACCGGAATCAAAGGAACGCAGAGCTGGTATCAAAATGATATGCAACGGATTCAAGCACAAAGGCAGAGTCGACATTGACCTGACTTGGGCTGATGACTACACCATAAAGTTCTACAACAAAGATGGAACAAAAATCAAAAAAACTCTGGAGCGTGTGTATGCTACAGAGCTATGTCGTACTCTTGATATTCACATCGAGAGTGGACCTGAGTCACCAGTACCAGAGTTACAATTCACAACAACTGTTACGGAGGTAAACTAATGGACAGAACAGACGCAAGAGTAAACATGATTAACGATAGATACACAACTCAAAAGCATAAGATACTCCATCATCTTGATAGGTTTGGAAGTATCTCACCACTAGAAGCACTCAAACATTATGGGTGTATGCGACTTGCTGCTCAAATACTCGAGCTAAAGAAAGACGGAGTAGAAATCGTTACAACAATGAAACAGCAAGGTGACAAGCAATGGGCTGAGTACTGGCTTGAAGAAAGATTCAGAAGAGAACACAAGCAAGTAACAGACTTCAACCTTGCCAGGAGTGGTGAGTCAATGCCTTTACCAAAAGCATTCTTCAAACAAGAACGTGAGCATTATGAAAACATTAGTGCTGACCCATACCAATGGAGTGAGGAAGGACATTGACCACAGAAAACGTAGGAACATTTGTGTGGAATAATCTGACACACAATGTAACAGTTCGAAGAGACTATCTGAATTATTCAGAGTCTGGTATGCCCTATGTGGTAGACCACTTTGAACTGCATGTAACTGATGTAAATGGTAACAAAGTAAAAAGTCCGTTGACAGAAACTGGGTATCGTTCGTACATGCTCGCACGAAAGTCAGAGCATTACGGAGGTACAACTCATTGTGACGAACCAGTCACCAATGAGCAGTTTCTTGTCAGCATAAAAGAAAAACTAGGCGAAGAGCCAAAACAAAAGGAGTTAATGTTATGAGTATACAAAAGTCAGTAAGAGGTAAAGAAATGGTAACACTAGAAGAAAGAGTACAAAAAGACTTTCTATTCTATCAATCACTACACGAAGATGAAGAACGAATCAAAAGCTGGGACGTTCGATATTCATTTGGCAAAGTAAAAGAAGCACTCGAAAGTATTAAAGAGATGTATCACTTTGTTGATGACTCACGAAATGAAGCTAACGTACCTAATCTAATGGTACGAGAGATTCACTACGGAGATGACAAGTGAGTCACCCAATCAATGAGCAAATCAAAGATACTGTCAATGACGAGCTAGACAATCTGACAGTATCTGAGCTACAATCTATGGTTGAAACATTAGGAATGAACTCAGTAGTTCTTGATGATTTCTTGCGTGATGTAGCAGAACAAATGTATGAGCAACTACATCTGAAGTTGTAAAAAAAAGGGTGGCCTAACAAGCCACCCAGTTTGAAGGATTAATATCATGATTACTAAAAACCAGATTAGAATACTATCAGCTTTGTACTATCTATCAAAGGAAAAAAAACAAAGAATAGTATTATCAAACCATGTTTCTAAACTAATACCAGACATGAGACAAGGAACACTATCGGCAGCATTGAATCTTCTCGAGCATAAACTTGGATTAGTAATATCACTTCCTTGTGATTCAGTAACAAGATTTATGTATGCAAATAAAAAAGCACCGAGTACAATCAGAAAATATTATATTACCGGAAGTGGAAATAAATTAGTCAACATGTACTTGCAAATGGTGAAGCGAGATGATAATAATGTTGATTATGAAAAGTTATCTGCAGCAGCTTACGCAACAATCCGAACAGCTGAACGTCGACTTACGCAAGGCTTTTAACTGGGCTGGATTATCAAAGACAACATACTATCGACAGCTAAGAGGAACAGAGTTACGTTATGATACTGCTGCAAAAATTGAAAAGGCTATTGAACAGCTTGCGACACTCCAAAAAAAATGAAAGTTTGGATTCCAAAGCATCAGTATCCTGTGATGTATGCAATCAGATAACGCAATACTTTTATGTTTCTTCTTATAAAAATACAAAGATATGTATGAAATGTTATGAGGAGTACAAATGGTCAGCAAAAGTAAAGCAAAAGGAAGTTATCACGAAAGATGGTTTCTAAAATTATTTAATAGTTTAGGTATACGAACAAAGAAACAACCACTATCGGGCAGTTTAGGTGGTGAGTACAGAGGGGATTTGACTGTAAATGTAGCTGGTCAAGACTTAATTGTTGAGGTCAAGTACAGAGATACCAGTCAATTCCCTAATGTATTTAACTTACTAGAAGACAAAGACCTTGCTGTATGTAAACGCAAGAAGGGCTCTCCAAGATACTGCGTCATAATCAAAGACGAAGTATGGGAAGATGTCTTTGCATATCTCATTCGGCACGAATCAAACATAGATTAAAAACAGGAGTTCCAAATGGAAATACAAATCAATTTTGACAACCTTCAAATCGAAACACTAAACATGAACTTGGAAAAAAATTCTGAGAAGCCAGCGACTGGCAAACAGTTGTGGAAGTTACAGAACCAAGTTCTCCGTAACTTACGCATTATTGATACTCTGAAAAAAGCGTGTACCACCTATCACATTGAGGACAAACAATACCATGAGATTACAGAATGGGAGGATATCATGGAAGATATGACTAAACTCTCATTCCCAATCTCGTTAGAGAAAGCTAGCAATCTAATCAAACAGCTAGTCAATATTGAGAAGGATAGCTTGAACTATCACAAGAGATTTATCGAGAAGAAACTAACCAAAAAGAAGGAGTCATCATGATTGAAAACAAAATACATCTAGTAAAAGACGGAGTGGGAGCTGTTGAATACATTCTCTCATTCCGCACACCAACCTTTGCAAACATCAAAATGAAAGATGAACTGAAAGAGATTGATGGTGTAGAAATAAATGGGACACTGATTACTTGTCAGGATTCTACTGCTGCAATGAAAGCAAGTGACGTACTGCAAACATACTTGACACCTATGAACAAAGCAGAACTTGCATCTCGCATATCGAAATGGAAATACCTTTTCTACAAACCATACAACTCAACTATGGAAGAGGTTGAAGAAAGGAGTCAGGCAATCCTCGAGCAACTTGCTGAACTGCCAGCAGATTGTGTTCATCATGCTCTTGGTATGGCAATCCGCACTTACAAAATCTTTCCGTCGTTCTCTGAAGTGTTTGGAATTATGAAAAACAATGTCAATGAACGACAAAACTTTGCAGCTCAGATAGATAAAATTCTTGACCAGTTGCATCAATGAAACTATGATGTCTATATAAATAAGGAGAAAGCACATGGACAGAACAAAATTCATGGGTGGTAGTGATACTATCCGATTAGTAAAAGGTGACTGGGAAAGTCTCTATCTCGAAAAAATTGGAGAGAAGCAGCCAGAAGATTTGTCTGACAATCTACAAGTTCAGATAGGTATCGCAACAGAACAACTCAATGTCGAGTGGTTTGTCAAGAATCACAGCAATCATCTTGATATGAATATGATTGAGAGAAACAAGAGTATCGGAATCTATTTGATAGATGATGTTCCTTGTGCTGCAAATCTTGATGGCTTGATAACACAGTACCAGGAGCAGAGACAATGGGTTCTCGAGTGCAAGCATACCAATCCATTCAACTCTATCCAAGATGTTATCGAGAGATACATGCCACAAGTACAATTCTATATGCACTTACACAGACACATGATGAAACAACGACCAATACGAACTCGTCATCACTGTGCTGGTGCATTTATATCAATCATTCAAGGCAATGGCAGTAAGTATCATCAGTCCCATATCGAGTACAACGAACTGTATGCAGAAAAGATTATGGAGCTAGTGAAGAAGTTTTGGTTGAACCATGTTGTGCCAAGAGTCAAGCCAGCTGACAATGGGGTTGCGGACCCACCAGAGGTCAACGCAATCCCCATTGATAGGAAGATTCAAAAGAGTATGACGCACAGTAATGAGTTTACCAATGATACACATGAGTACATACAGACTATGGCAGAAGCAGAGAAGCATGCAGATGCAAAGAAAAGACTGCTTAGTCATGTAACTGACGATGTGTATGAGATGTATAATGATTATCTAGTAATATCAGTATCAAAGACCGGAAGAAGAAGTATTCGGCTGCGTAAGCCAATACAACTTGCTTATGACATAATGAAAGGAGAAAGCAATGGACGGACTAAACAATCAGATTAGACAAGGAAAACTGCTTGCAAAGCTAGTAGTGTTAGCAGAACTACAAAGCTATATTACAAAGCAGAAGAATCAGCTTGAACTGGAGCTTGCAGCAGAACAAGCTGACATGAAAGAAATAGAAAGAAAGGAGAAAGAACGTGACCAAAGATAATATATATACAGCACTCATGAAGTGTGAGTTCAAAAAAGTAAAAGTTGAGGGTAACAATGCAATGTTCAATGCCAAGTACATGAAGGTAAAGGACATCATACCTATGATTGAAATGGAGTTGCAAAAGCAAAACATCATTTGCATTGGTACTATGAAAGTGAATGAACACAATTCACCAATACTCAACATACAACTGCGACACATACCTAGCGATACATTCATCGAGAGTGAGTGTACTTGCTTGGACGATACCAAAAAAGGCAGTCAGCAAATTGGTAGTGGTATTACCTATATGACACGATACATTTTGCAACGACTGCTTAACTTAGTGCCAGATGAAAGCACAGATGATGACGGTAATGAATCTAGCAAGTCTGGTACATTTCAGAAACCTAGAAAAGTAATTAGAAAGGACAACTATGGAATATGATAACACAAATACTGGTGCAGTTTTTCAACCGAACAATGAAGAACTAAGTGGTACTGGTACACTCAATGACAATGGCAACGAGAGTCGAGTATGCGTTGTCAAATCAACACAGAAAGATGGTAGCGTAGTGCGTGACATCTACATGAAAGTTGGTCGTATGTGGGATAATGAAAGCTCTAACGGAATGGCTCCACAGTTTACTGGTACGATTGATTTACCATCAGACAATAGTCGAGTTGCAGCATGGGTCAAGCAAGGCTCATACGGTATCATGCTGTCTCTTAAGCTATCACCAAAACAAGAACAGGAACAATCATCTGTTGACAATGATACTGAATCAGATGATATTCCTTTTTAGGGTGGTGCTTTCTCCAAAGATGCCCTAAAACATGCTAGGAGGTCTATTACTGCTCTGCTTGCCAGACCTCCTAGCTTTCAAAGAAAGCACAGAATATGTTTACAAAAATGACACACACAGTAATTCTCATGCTTACAATCGACCTCGAGTCAGCAAGAGAATGCCAGGCACTAAGCGAAAAAGTTTACAACGAGAACAGATGCTTTGAAGCCTACAATATCTACAGCACAATACCACCAAGAAAGCCAGACAACTTTGAGGATATCATTTCTCTTTACATAGAAAGGAAAAAGTTATGGGAAAAATAAATCAGTTCTCAGCACATGATTACAAATGGAACTACATCGTTTGGGTTGGTGCTACACCTGACTACTACGTCAACTATGAAGATGCTAAGAGAGCATACGATGAATGGATAGATGAAGGCTATGATGATGTTCACTTGTATGCAAAAGACTCAAAATTAATTAGCAGTTGTTAACCATAGATGAAGAAGCCACAACTCAGGCGGCCCATCGTAATCATCAAAGTCAAAAGCTAACTGACTAGGTGTGCAATTGGAAGTGAGGTCCATCGATGAAGGGACGTCTTGATTCTTTTCGTCTTGTGTCGATGTAGTCATTCATCAAATCCTCTGCACTATCTGGTGACATGGTTAGTAACTTGTGCCAAGCTGCACCCCAAACCAAATCAATACCAACTTCTTTTGCAGCCTTTCGCATAGCATCAGCTATATTATCATAATCCACAATATCCCAAGATGGATTACTGCCATCATAAGCCATAAGGTCAACAGCGTGTGCATACCCATCATCTTGTATCAAATGTTTACTAGCCATTGTCTGCGATTTGCCAGAATCAAACAGCTTCTTCTGAGTTTCCAAGTCTCGAACACCATAGATAACTCCAAAGTCTACATCCGTATACTCAATCGCTTTCTTAACAGTCTCAACAAGTTTAGGGTGTACTCCATCCAGTCTATCCAGCGACCTTTGTGATAATTTAAATGCCATATCTTTTCTCCTAAAGTTTCTAATATCCCAATCCCTATGTATGCGAAGATTCTCACGACGTTTATCCCAATTATTTCCCATTCTTTCGTAGCCCAAAGAATTTGGTCACAGAACGTATGCCAAAGCTTGCAGCCACAATACAACCTAAAGTCACCTGATACCACTCAGGCATCGTTTCTAAGGCTCTGAAGCCCTGTTCTACTATGTTTCTGCCCCAAGACCCACAAAAACACAAGATGAGAGGAATGCTAAACAAAATGACCAGATATTCGTCCTTCCAACTAGACTGTGAACCCTTCATTGCTTCCAAATCCCAGTCAATATCTCCAGTAAGCTGCTTCTTTTTAATCTCAAGATTCAACTTTTGTGATTCAGCTTTGGACTCTATCCAAGTAGAAGCCATGCCACCAATCAAAGAGATTGCCTTAAAAATCATTTTAGTTTGACTCCTTACCAAGCCAGATAGCAAATGCTCCGGTCATCGCACCAGTTACTACAGACACTAAGCCAGCCTGTTGAGTGGTAAGGTCAGGCTGACTCAACGCCCACTCGATACATCTAACATAAACACAGGTCATAGCTAGCATCATCAAGCGTGGGAGGATACGCCACTTGTCTAATGTTTCTGGAGTCATCAGCCTATGTTTCCCCTATCGAGTTGTACTAATCCGTATACAAAAGCTAGCAATAAAGCACCTCCAAGTATAACACAAAGTATTAAAACGATAACTGTAATTATCTTTTGTCGCAATACTTGTTTATCATATATCTCTTTCTGCCTACGTTTGCGTATGTCTGCTTCCATTTTAAGAAGTTCATTCCATGCATTAACACCATGCCTAAACTTAATAAACTGTTGTAGCTCATATCTCTGTGCTTCAAGTTGTTTCTTTGCAGTCAATGCTTCAACAGCTTCTTGTTCGATACTACCTCTGCGTGTAAGTTTAGTAATGAAAGAAGGATTCTTAGCTCTCTTCTGTGCGTTCTCGATATCTGATGCGGCACTCATCCATTTGGATAAGTCATTCCCCATACTCTGAATATCTTTGCCAACCTGAAAAGCTCGCTTCAACCCATTAAATGCCGTGTTTGCTGTTGCGACGGCGGCACTAATTGTTAATGGGTCAAGCATTTACACCTGATATACTAATTCAATAGTCCAGTAAGTACCACTTAAACTAGAAGCATGAAAGTTTTTTCCAATAAGTCTATATCCACCATAAGCATCTTCACTAAAAATTTGACTTGGGTATTCTACGTTTGTTTTTGTAGAGTTTGTATCTAAGTTTGCATCTCTATTTAATAATCTCATAGTTGTTGTACCTGGGCGAACATTCAATGCACCCATAAGTCCATATGAACGATGAGAATTAAAATTACCTATTCCAACACTTTTCATACTGCCACTTCTTGGTGTTATTGGAAGACCGCTTATATCAAAATAGTTTGTATCACTATTAGTAGTTCGGCTACTCCATTGTCCATTAGCAATACAATATACTAAGTTTCCAACCCTAGCATAAGATGAACTTATGTTATTAAATCCTCCTCTACTTGGTGATGGTGTCCAAGTTCCAGTTGCTTGCGTAACCGCACTTACGTGCTGGGTAACTGCACCAGATGGAACTCGTGCATTTGGTATTGAACCAGAAGTTAAGTTTGATGCGTTTAAGTTTGACAAGTCTACATGTTGCGTAACAGAAGAAGATGACAGTCGAGCATCAGCAAACGTACCACTTGTAATTTTTGATGCGGCTAAGTCAGGCACATCACTAGCTGACAATGACAATCGTGCAGATGGCACAGTACCAGATGTTAGATTGCTTGCTGATAGTGAAGTCAAATCAACATGTTGAGTAACAGAACTAGAAGAGAGTCTAGCATCAGCAAATGTACCAGACGTTATCTTCGATGCTGGTGATGCTGGTATAACATTCGCATTGAGTGTACCAGACCCACTAATTACATTTGCTAAATCTCTTGCCTTTGTCATCTATTCGCCCTTCTGAAATG